AAGAAGAAAACGATGAAGTTCTTCTTGTGTTTTAAATGTGTTCATTTATTTTCCTCAATGTCATAATTTCCAAATAAAAACAATTTATGTGTGTAAAAACACATCTCATAAAGTACATCATTTATTTCATCTTTTTTATTATTATTATCACCATGTTCCATTAATAAAAAATTGTATTTTTTTGATAATATTTTAAGTTTATCTTTTACTGTCATTTTTTATCCTGTTAAATGTTGCCATTCTTATCAAATCAGATATGCTGATATCTTGTATCTTTGAAAATATTTGTAAATACTCCTTTTCATTTTTAGTCAGCCTTACTTCAACTCTTTCTGTTCTTTTTTCTTTTTTCATTATTTTCCTTGTTTTTGTACGGATAGTTTTGATATAGTAGCACGTCTTTTAAAAATTGAGTAAAAAATATGAATGATTATGAAGAATCAAAATGTCTTGGTCTAACAGACATAAATAGATGGGAAGATGGCATTGACCATCACCCCATGTCGATACGCTTGATGGAATTTTTAAAACAGCATGATTTCGAAGACTATGACGACCATTTTTGCTGGAAATCGGGCGGTGATGGTGATAATGGCGAAGCATTAATGTTTCAAATGGATGCTTTTTTTGAACTACTTGATTTAAGAAAATTATGAAAGACATACATGCTAGAGTACCCGTAAATAAAACAGCCGCTCTTGTAACATCAAAAGGCGAGCATTATGTACCGAATTGCAAAGATTTGACCTACGATAGTGACTTCCCAATTAAAACCGGAAAAATTAAAAAAGAATGTATGAGCGATCCTAGATTTATAGATTTATCAGGAAATAGATTTGGTAGATTTACAGTTATAGGTATGTCTGAAGTTGATGGCCTTTGGGTCGTTAGATGTGATTGTGGGAAATATTCTACTAGGCGTAGGAAAGCAATATTAAACCCAAACAATTCTCAAGATAGATGTGGTCATTGTAGGCATAAATTATTTATAAAAAGAGAAGAACATTATAGAAAAACTGGTAGATATGTTGATGTAAGTTATTTTTCATAAAAACAGTTGGTAAGGTTATGACATTCGAAGAATTTAGAGATCGACTAGGATACAACGAAGCATCCGCAAAAGAAGTAATTTACAAAAACAAATGCATCAACAAAAACATGCCAAGGGTAAATGGCAAGCATCCAATTGATGAAGTAAAGCTTGGTGAGTTGTTTGTTAGGCTTTATAAAAAAAGGATGGCGAAACAAAGCTTCGAGATGTCTTTTGATGACATATATAACAAGTATAAAGGCTTAATGGGCCGCAACAAACTAAGGCTATTAGTCAATCACCATGATTTCCCCAGTAGACATAGAGTCATGCTTATATCAGGGTCAAGAGACCTTAATTTGTGGCATCGTGACGATGTAGAAAGGTTTTTCAAAAGGAGAGAAGAACTGCTGGTTCCACATAACTTCGTTGAAAATAAACCACCATCAAAAACCAGAAAACTAAGCCTTGATGCATCTACTATGGTTTATTTCTGCACAGGAAGGCAATGGAAGATAGGAAATCAGGTAACTACTACTTTGTTTCATGTTAGGGAAGTTTAATTAAATAAAAATTGACTTTTACTAAAAAATAAATTATCATTTTTAACACTGATTAACAAAACAGGAATAAAAATGGAACAAAAAGCAAAACCAAAGCAAGCTATTTCAATTTCATGGGATTTATTCTCAAAGCTAATGATCCTGAGAGGCAAACTGGCAACACCAGAGAACAAGATCAAGGTTAAAGACCTTGTAGAAGAAGCATTGACAATCTATATCGAGAATAAAACAAAATGAGCTTTCTTGATGAACTTGAGATTACTGAAGCTCCTGTTAATGGGCCTTATTTTGGTATGATTTACGGTCCAGCTGGAGTTGGAAAAACATTCCTTTGCAAACATGCTGCAAAACCATTCTTTGTTGCAGTTGAGAAAGGTGTTGAAAAGGTTCCAGGTGTTGGTAAATTCATAAAGGAAGGTTCGGTATATTTGCCACAAACAATTGATGAATTTTTCCAGATGTTGCAATCATTTGTTAAAAAACAACATGACTACAAAACCATAGTTGTTGACTCAGGAATGTTTGTAGACAAACTTATTGTTGAAAGACTAATAAGCGAAACACCAGAAATACATAAAAAGAATGGCGAAGTAAAAAAGATAGCATCGATCGCTGACTTCGATTTTGGCGTTGGCTATGCTGCTGTTGTTAATACCTGGGAGACTAGGTTCTTTACAGCTATCAAGTATCTGCACAAAAAAGGTATTAATGTCATCCTTATTGCTCACAGCCGTCAAAAAAACATGTCTGACTCTGATGGTAATGATTACAAAAAACATGGCGTAGACATGGCAGAATTTGGTGTTTATTCAGTTCCAAACCTGCTTACTGCTAAGGCTGATTGGGTTCTGTTTATGGACTCATCAGTAAACACAAAAGCAAAACGAAATGCATTTGGAACAGTAAAACATGTTGCAGACAATGACTTCCCACCGGAAATAACTGTTAGCACCAGGGGGACGAGTTCATTCTTTGCTAAAGTAAGAACTGAGAAAGTAACAAATGTCAAAGACCAATACATCATTGATATTAATGATGAATCGACTAGCAAACAATTATTCATAGACTTGGAGAAATAATACAATGACAAAAGAAATAGATAGTTTCGATTCACTTTTAGGTAAAACAATAACGGTTTTCTGTGCGATTTATATATACACTGGAAAACTTGTCGAAAACAACAAAGAATCTATAAAGCTTGAAAATCCAAAAATTGTGTATGAGACTGGAGAATTTAACAAGCCAGAATGGAAAGATGCGCAAGCATTGCCTCATGATTTTTATATCATGAAGGGAATGATAGAAAGTTTTGGAATAGTCAAATGAAAGTAACAAAAAAAACACGATTTAATAGGCCTGGGTATTGGTCTTTGTCTGGGTCTAGTGCTTGGTCTGGGTCTTGGTCTTGGTCTGGGTCTGGGTCTGGGTCTTGGCCTTGGTCTAGGATTTAATAAATAATAACTAATTAACAAACATATAAATAAAAAACAATGGCAAATTTCAAAAAAGATACAACAAAAGTACAAACATTTAGCGTCGGCCCTATCAAAAAGACTGGTTTTTATCCATGCACAATAACAAAATGCTATGATAAAAAATCACAAGTTCCAGGGTCTGAATCAGCTTCAATTCATTTTGAAATTGTAACTGACAATGGTCAATATTCAAATTTTGATTTGATGTGGAAGGGTAGGAACGGACTTTCAACTGACAAAAATGGCAAAGACTTACCAGCATTGCAATCAATAAACGATCTCCAGGTTCTTCTTGATATTGACGACATTTCAAGCAAACCAGGACGAGTAGCAATATATGACTTTGATCTTCGCCAGGATGTTGAGCAAAAAAAGATGGTCTACACTGATCTTGTCGGTCAGCAAATAGGAATCATATTGGAAGCAAAACAGCAGCCTAAAAACATTCAGGTTGAAGGTAAATGGGTTGTATCAAATGAAATTAAAACTGTGATGGAGTTCCGTCAGTTTTTCGATGTTGAAACAAAACAATCCGCTGCCGAATTTTTGAGCAATTCTGATGCTGTTTCCTGTGATCGCTATCTTTCAATTCTACTTGAAGATGATCACATCATCAAACAGGCATCAAACCAGCCTAATGCTCCGGTTGTTGATCCAATAAGCACAGCTGACGTTATTGATATGCTTGATGAAGATATCCCATTCTGATATTCAATAGCCAAGGATGGCATAATTTTGGAGATAAAGTGAAAACACTACTAGAAACTATAAAATTAATGGTCATCTTTGCGATTTTAACAATAGGAATATTTCAGATTGCAATTGCAGTTATGACACCATCACCTAACACAAGTGGCATTGAATAATGAAAATATTTGAACTTAAACAAAAACAAGCTGAAGCACTTGAAGAACTTGAGTGGCTAACTGGTGATGACCATGAAGAGTTTGAGCATGTTCAAAGAATACTTGAATCTGTTGCTGGTGATGTTCACAAAAAAATTGATTATTGGCTTCCAGTATTAGAAGAAGCAAAAGCAGCCCATGAAATAGCTGTAGAAAACCGCAAACGCTACCTTAAGGATCACGATGCCAACATTAAGAGAAAAGAAAAAGTTCACGAATTTATCAAAGAACACATCTTGTCATTAATGGTTGACTTTGGCATTGACAAGCACAAGGGCGAGCTGTTCAACTGTTCTCATTATATAAGCAAAGGATCACTTGAGTTTGCAGAAGACTTTTCTGTTATGAACCTGGAGAGAGATTACATAGAAGTTATCATGAAGCCAAAAACAGACATGATCAAAGAAAAGCTGCTTGAAATTAAATCTGATCAGAGAATTGTTAAAGATAAATCTATTTCAGGTTGTTATCTTGTAAAGAAAGAAATATTGAGGGTAAGTTGATGTCGAAATTATTAAAAGAAATATTCGTTAAAAAAACTGGAGAACGTAGGACAGGAATTATAAACAAATATAGCCCAACAATTGAAGATACTATTCTTGAAATAGAGAAAGGAAATTTTAATTCCATTTGTATGTATGAATTAAAAGTTGTTTTAAGGAATAGGTTTTATTGTAAAGATGAAGAGTATGGAATGGCTATTGAAAATGCAAATAGACAAATAGTTCATTACATATACGCGGATGTTTACGAAAAAACAAGAGCTATAATTTCGTCAATTCATGCTGGTGATGCTGAGATGGCATTAACTAGTTGTAATGAACTTTTAGATTTAATTGATATGAAATAACATGTTAAAAAACAACTTAAACAATACTAACAGAAAGAAATATTGAGGGTTCCATGAAAATAAAAACAATGGAAAATAGAGACGTAACTATAAATGAAAAATATGCTGACATTTTTTCTGATATATTAAAATTGTCAGTATTAATTGAAGGAGACGTTCCAGCTATTAGTCCAATGATATGGGCATTATTAAAGGCTTTATATGAAACAAAAGGAGAAAATGATTTTGATAATCTTGTTGATGAATTGATTCAATATATCAGAACTATTTCTGCCGATTTTAAAGAAATAATCAATGAAAAAACAGCTTAGAAACTATCAGCAACAAGCCTGCAAAGCTGTACATGTGTCGATGCATAAAGGAGAGAAACCTTATGCTTCTCTCTTTACTGGACTTGGTAAATCTCTATGCCTAGCTGCATTAACTAACCGGTACGTTAACGAAGACAAGAGAGTTATTCAGCTTGTTCCTAGGCTTGAATTGGTAGATCAAAATTGGCAAGAAGCATTTGACTATATGGAAAACAAAGAAGCATTAGGTATAGTCTGTTCACAGCTTGGCAGGAACCAACTGCACAAACAAGCTATAATTGCAATGGCATCCAGTTTCGTTAATAAGCTCACCGTATCAGGATCGTTTGATTATTGTTTTATTGATGAATGCCACAGGACACGGTTCAAGGAAGGCGATAAAGGCATTTATCAGAAGATAATTGAAGCATTATTACACATAAATCCTGATTTAAAGGTTTGTGGCTTTACTGGCACGCCTTACCGACTTGATCAGGGTGAATTACACGAGGAGACACACAAGACAAAACCATTTTTCACACACAAGGTTTTTGATACTGCTGTCAATCCTGGGTTGAAGCAATTAATAGCAGATGGTTACTTGTCTCACATAGAGACACTTAACTCTGATGTTAGTGTCAATTTGGATGGTGTTAGTAAATCTGGCTATGATTACAACCAAGCTGAGGCTGGCATAAAGTTCGATGCAATAATTGAAAATGCTGTTGCAGATATGCGCCAAAAGTTCATTGAGCACAACATAACAACGGCTATTATCTTTGCCTCAAGTGTTTCCAATGCACAGCATATTTTGTCTGCATGGGGTGATAATTCAACCATGCGTATCATCCATGGGGATATGCCAAACCATAGCCGCAAAGATTCCTTAAATTGGCTTAAAAATGGTTCTGGATGCCGTTACTTAGTCAATGTAAATCTGTTAACTGAAGGTTATGACCATAGGGCTTTAGAGTGTGTCGTTCTTCTTCGAGCCACTACTTCACCAGGATTATTAGTGCAAATGGTAGGGCGTGTCATTAGACCA